AATATCTGGATGATAACAGTGGGCCTTCTCTAGACGTTAAGACTTTAAAACCTTTTAAGAGCCAAGGCTATGCAGAAGGCGGCGCAGTTGAGGTATCCCCCAGACCTAAGCAAAGAGGACCAGAAGCTACGGGAGAGTACACCATACACGGTAGGCCAGTGTGGCAAAGGGATGGAGAAAAATACTCTGAAAAGACTATCACTATAAATTATGGAGATGGTTGGATAGTAGTACCCACTGTGGATGACTTCGGGGAGGAAATCCCACACAATGAAGTTAGGAATATAGTTGATGAGAGCGGACCTTATGATTTTATGACTGGGGAAAGTTTATACATCTTTGATGATGTCAGCGAAGCTAATAGATATGCCCAAGAGCGATCAGATAATATGTTTAACCCCACTTGGAAATTTAATCATAGGGCCCCTCCAATGTTGGAAGAGCCAAAAACTAACAACAAAAGTACATGGGATAGGGTAAAGCTAGGAGCAAAAATTCTAGGGACTACCTACCTTTATATACCGAGGAGAGAGTAATGAAAACTGATCCCATAAGCGGAAATGAAATCCCACCGGGAGTAGGGGCAACTAATGTTAGGGATGACATCCCCGCTAATCTTAGCGAGGGAGAGTATGTATTCTCTGCTGATGTGGTTAAATTCTACGGGTTAGATAAATTAGAGTCTATGGTTAATAAGGCCAAAGACGGCATGGCTAATCTGGTTAAAGAGGATAGGATTAAGGATAGTGAGCCAGAGCTAGGAACAGGGATGGCTGACCCTAATACAAGTATTGAGGAAGATATTAATAATTTAGCAGAGGGAGGTTTAGTGGATCAAGTTCAAATTAACGGGCTTGTAGACAAGGTAAAAGAAGCTGTGAAGGCTGATCCCTCTTTACATCAAAGCCTAAATGACTTGGGTGTAAACTTTGCAGAAGGTGGTGCGGTAGATAAGAAGAAGGTGTTTAACCCTTCTACTTGGTCTGTGCCGGGAGGAACTTACTTTGACCCTGCGAATGTAGGATGGGATCAGATCACTGAATATAGGATATATGTAGATGCAGATGGTAATCGAATATCTATTCCATTCAAAGGAGGTGATCCCCAAATCTCTATACCTGAAGGCTATGTTCCAGAGAATGGTGCAGCGAGTCAGGATAGCACTACTGAAGACATTAAAAAAAGAGACCCGACAGACCGTGGGGATCCTCCGGGAAGTGGTGTCACTGGAGGCTTAGACTACACTACCTTATCTAATGATAGACTAAAGGAAATAGTAGATGGCGCGGATCAAGGTATATTCAGGGGAGCATTGAGCGGATTAAACGGCATTCTCGGTAATACTTTTATTGGCAAGTTCATGGAAAACATTCATCAAAGTCATGTGGATAAGGCTAGGAAAGAACTAGCTACGAGAGGTAGTTCGAATAATGCCGGCCGGCGTACAGTAAAAGACGTCTCTAGTCCTAAAGGTCCGGGGGTAAATGAAACAGATAAACAGGATCCCCGTAGAGGTTTTGACAGTAAATCCGTTCCCGGTAGAACTCGTGGTAATTATGGAGATAGGCCTAACCCCGGCAACCCCCATAGCGGTGGTTCTACAGGACGCGATCCTCGTAGTGGATTTATGAGTGTAGCTACTCCGGGGGTTTCCCGTGGTAGCCAGACTAATACTCGTGGTAGCCAGACCGATAAGGGATACACTGGGAATGATAGTGTGGAGTTCGGAAGAGGTACTGCTCCCGGATTAAGTGGACGAGGATACGCCTATAACAAGGGCGGTTTTGTAACAAAAAAGAAATAATTATAAGGCTACCCAGCTTAGGCTGGCCCCAACATAAAGGATAACAAATGCCTAAAGAAGCAATAATCGACTCATACTCTACTTCGAGTAACTCAAAAACTATCGAGGAGTTGGAAAAAGAGATTAAAGATTTAGAGAACCCTGAACAAGATAAGGGAGAAGGAAGCAAGCCGGGAGACGAGGACAACCCCCCAGAGGAATCTAAAACTGAGGGAGATGCCCCGCCTAAGGAGAAAGACCCTACACCAGAGGGTGAGGGGGATAAACAAGATGGGTTATCTCCAGAGGAAGAAACCTTTAAAAAGAGGTACGGAGATTCCCGTAGGTTCATTCAGAAGCTACAGGACCAAATTAAAAATCTTAAGTCTGAGGGGAACTCTATAAACTCGCCCCCCACTTCTGAGGAGGACTTGGCTCAATGGGCTAGTGAGAACCCGGAGATTGCTTCTATTGTAGAAACTATCGCCGCCAAGAAGGCGGAGGAGAAGTTTAGCACAACCAAGGAGCAGCTCAAAAGTATTGATGAGGAACGGTTCGAGCTAAGACGGGAAAAAGGTGAAAACCAAATCCGTAAGCAACACCCTGACTACGATGAGATTAAAGTTGATGATAAGTTTCATACATGGGCTTCAGAACAACCTCAAGTGTTACAAGATGCTTTATACGAAAACCCCGACGATTGGGAGTCAGTGGCTAAAGTCATTGGTATTTATAAAGCAGAGCATGGCCTCACAGCAGAGGCTGAAAAAGAAAAGAGTAAACTAGCCGCTATGGACACTCAGGTAAAGGGTGACTCCAAACCGACTGGTAAAAAGAATACTACATGGTCTGAATCTAAAGTGGAAAAGCTATCCATAAAAGACTATGTCAAGTATGAGGATGACATTGATAAAGCGATGGCGTCTGGAGACTTTGTTTACGACATTACTGGTCGTTAACATNNAACAACCTTATACTGTTGCACCCCGTAAGGACTACTGCATACGTATATTAATACTACTAAACATACGAAATGAAGACTACCTGATTAATTAGGCCCGATCATTCGACTACCCTAAGGTTCAGCCTCTTCCTGATAGTTTAGCAAATCAAAGCCAAACATCTATAGGAGGATATACTATGGCTTTTTCGTACTGCCGCAGGTTATAACAACTTACCCAATGGTAATTTTTACACCTGTAATTTACTCCAAGAAAATGGAGCTTGCTTACCGCAAGAAATCAACAACCAGCGACGTGACAAACGGTAATTACTTTGGAGAAATTGCTTCTTTTGGTGATACCGTTGAGATCATGAAAGAACCCGCAATTACTATTAATAGTCACTCGCGGGGGTCTAAGACTAACATTCAAGACCTTGACGATGAATCNTTCCGTCTTGTCATCGACCAAGCCAATGAGTTTGGCTTCAAGGTTGACGACATTGAGAAGATGCAAGCACACCACGACTGGGCATCTGTTGCTCAGAACCGGGCTGCTTACGATATGTCCGACCAAGTCGATATGGAAGTTTTGGGCTACTTGTCTGGTTATTCGCAATCTGCATTGCAATCTGCCGCTGACACAGTAAACACTACCGTATCAGGTAGCAAGGCTGTCTCCACCGCAGGTTCTGATGAATTGCTTTCGTCTATGAAACTTAAGAAAAGTGACTTTGGTAATATTACTACCACTGGTGCCTCGGACCATTCCATTCCGATTGCAGCTCGTCTGCCGGGTGCCACTGCTTTGCCCACTGCTTATGTTTCACCTGTCATGTTAATGAACCGTATGTCTAAATTGTTGACCCAACAGTTTGTACCTGCGGATGGTCGTTGGCTTATCATTAACTCTGACTTCGCGGAGATCTTGGGTGACGAGGATTCTCGTTTCCACAACTTGGATTTCGGTCCTAATGGTTCTCTTCGTACAGGTAAGACACCTATGAATGCTAGTGGATTCCGTATCTATGTTACGGAGAACTTGCCTTCGGTTGGTACAGGTTCTAGTACTACTGGTACTGCTAACCAAAACTCCAACTACGGTGTCATTGTAGCAGGTCATGATGCTTCTGTTGCATTCGCTCAACAAATTACTAAAGTTGAGTCCTTCCGAGACCCTGACAGCTTTGCTGACATCATCCGGGGTCTTCAAGTTTATGGCCGTAAAATCCTTAAGCCTGAAGGTATTGCAACCGCGAAATTCAACCTCGCATAATTAGAAAGGAGATTGACAAATGGCTACATATGATATGACAAGTGGTAACACTGTTGGCGTTGGTGCTGATAGTGCTGCTGTACTGCCGGGTCGTTTCGATAGCGACTCTGTTCGTAAGATTGAAGCTTATCTGGACTATAGTAATATCTATGCCACAGGTGACTACACTCAAGTTAACGGAGATGTTTTCCAACTTCTGGAAATCCCCGCTGGTTGTTACGTATTAGACGTTGCTGCTGAAGTACATACTGCCTTCGATGGTACCTCGCCCACAGTGGATATTGACTTCGCTGCTGGTGATGATATGATTGATGGTGGCGATGTATCTGCTACTGGTTGGCTCGCCGAAGGGACTAATGGTTTCTCTCGGTCAGTTAACGATGTTGCAGCTACCTATGCTGCGGCGACTTGGAATGGTTGGGTCGGTACAACCGATACAATTGATGTTAAGCTCATTGCCTCTTCCGCTGATTGCACCGTAGGTGTACTCCGGGTTGTTGCAATCGTTATGGACTATAACGAAAAAGCTAACACAGTCCCGACTGTTGCTACACGAGACCAACTCGCGTAAATAATATAGGGGGCTGCTCTAGGGTGGCCCCTTTATACTACGTATGGAGATTTAGATGACTAAGACTAAAAGAGTTGGATTTGCTAGGGAAAATGTACCTACTACCTCTGTAACATTACCATCTACTTCTTCAGATGCCTTCGGAAGACTGAGGGTATCTAGCCCTCACACTCTGATAGACAGTAAACAGATATTTGATAATCAACCCTTATATTGGGATGATTCTGGCGTAAGTGGTACAGGAACTACAAGTACACATAGCACACTGACCGCGATGACTACGATGGGGGTGTCCCTAAATACCGCAGGTAAAAGAGTTAGACAAACCTTTCAGAGATTTAATTACCAACCGGGCAAAATCACTAGTAGCGTATCTTACAGGGGTACTAGAAATTACAGGTGGTGGGTCCGGTATCAGCGCATCTATGGGATACTTTGATGATAGTAATGGGGTATTCGTGCAGACCACAGATGGTGTTGTAGGAATGGTTATTAGGTCTAACACCTCTGGATCTGTAGTAGATGATAGGGTTGTGCAGTCCTCGTGGAATGGGGACAAATTAGACGGAACAGGGGCCAGTGGACACACTCTGGACCCTAGTATGATACAGATATGGTGGTGTGACTTTGAATGGTTGGGGGCAGGTTCAGTTAGAACTGGCTTCGTTATCAACGGAGAGTTCATAGTATGCCACACATTTAACCACTCCAACCTAATATCCACAGTGTATATGTCCACCCCTAACCTACCAATTAGGTATGAGATAAGTAACGATGGTACGGGGGCAGCTAGTACACTGGGTCACGTATGCTCCACAATATTTATTGAGGGCGGTCTGCAAGAGACGGGGCATCACCACTACGCCACAACAAGCGAGAATTATATAAACGCCAATACTGTAGGGTCGAGCTATGCCGTCATAGGACTCAGACTGAAATCTACGCACTTAGGCCAACAGGTTAGTATAGCAGACATCTCTCTGCTAGGTACTACATCAGATGACTTTGAGTGGATCATAACTTGGAATCCTACGGTAGCTAATGCACCCACTTTTACAGATGTTAGCAACAGTGCCTTACAATATGCCTTGGGGGATACGACCAATAACCCCTCTAATACCACCATTACCGGGGGCCATAGTGTAGCGGGGGGCATGGCATCCTCTTCTAAAGCTGGTATAGATATTNGTNCCCCTATTAATAATNCCCTTAGATTGGGGNCAGCTATAGATGGTACAAGGGATGAAGTATGGCTATGTATCAAGCCGTTTACAGCCAATGCAGACATACACGGCGGGATTAGTTGGAGGGAGCTTACATAATGTCTAATACTTATCTTTCACTCACAAATGAAGTTTTGAATCGAATGAACGAAGTAGAGCTAACCTCTTCAAGCTTCAGCTCTGCGAGGGGGATTTCAAAATCCAATGCAAAAATGCAGTTAATGACGCTATTCTACATGTAAACAGTAGAGAGTATAACTGGCCTTTTAACCATACTACCTCCTCGGAGACTTTGGTAGCTGGTACTACTAGGTATACATTTGCTTCCACTTTGAAATATGTAGACTTTGAAACATTTAGACTTATTAAAGATGCAAGCTTAGGTGCTAGTGGTAACTCCCTTGTTAAAATAGATTACCGGGANTACTTAGATAAATATATAGATCAGGAGGATGACGCTACCGTGCAAGGTTCACTACCTACACATGTTTTCCGTACTCCTGATAATAATTGGGGATTATACCCTTACCCCGATAAAGCCTATACCGTTAAATATGAAGGGTATACTAATAGTACCCTGCTGTCCGCATATGGTGATACACCCTCTATACCAGATCAGTACCGCACTGTTATTATAGATGGTGCCACAGCCTACGCTTATCTCTATAGAGGTGAAAAAGAGCAGTATGCACTTAATTGGGATAGGTTTGAAAAGGGTATTACCGAGATGCAGTCCATTTTAATTAACAGATCCACATACATGAGATCAACAATGATTGCCCGTAGGGGGAGATCTACACATTACTCAGATATTTGACGAAGGTTAGAACATGCCAGACCTAGCACAG